TACATATGCCTAGTTATACATTAAAATGCAACGATTGTGAGACAGTATTCGACGTGCTATGTCGTTATGATGTTCGTCCAGAACAACAATGCCCATCCTGCAAATCAACAAATCACGAAAACATCATCACAGGTGCTCCTGCACTAGGTGACGCCGTTCGTCTCGGTATCACTCAACCTGATGGTGGTTTTAAAGAAGTCTTGTCTAAGATACACTCTAATAATTATAAGAGTAACTTGGCAGACAAATTAAGTAGACGATAAAATGTTTCAATTCAATTTTTTACCTGAGGGGGCAATAGCACGGTAGGCTAATGTCCTTTCTTTTTCTTAAGAGGGTATACATGGCAAAGTCTAAAAATAATCTTCAATTGCAGCCAACTCATCCACCGCTCAATTTAGTTGTTAATAACAAACTAAAAATGAGATTAGATGATATGAAAACAATTGATCCATTGACAGACAACCAGCGGCGAGTCTTTGATGCATATGATAATTCTAAAATCATGTTGCTTCATGGGGTAGCCGGGACAGGAAAAACATTCATAGCGCTCTATCACGCATTGGAGGAAGTATTAGATAAATCAAATCCATATCGACAAGTAATAATCGTTCGATCAGCTGTTCCTAGCAGAGAAATCGGACATCTACCGGGAGATGAAAAAGAAAAAACAGAAGTGTATACTGAACCGTACGTTGGCATTTGTGAAGACTTATTTGGTCGTAGCGATGCATATCAAAGACTGTCAGAACAAGGTGCAGTAAAGTTTTTAATTACGTCGTTTGTCAGAGGCATTACTCTAGATGATTCTATTATCGTTGTAGATGAATGTCAGAATATGACGGATATGGAACTTAATTCAATTATGACTCGCGTAGGAGAGCGGTCAAAAATTATATTTTGCGGCGATTTTCGCCAAACGGATTTGTATAGAAAAACCGATATGTCTGGACTAAAAAAATTCATGGCAATTGCCGACCTTATGCCCTCTTTTAAGGTCTTCGAATTTGGTGTAGATGATATCGTTAGATCAAAACTTGTTAAGGAGTATATTCTTGCTAGATTAGACTACGAAAGTAGACACATCGTTCATTAATATAAATAAAAGAGTCGAGCTAATAATTCGACTCTTTTTCATCCAAGGAAACCAAAATGAAAAAACTTCTAATTCTTATTACTTTATTATTTTCAGCAACTGCATCAGCGCAATATATGCATTGGCAGTCTAGATACACCCCATATTATAGTGGGGGAGGTAGCGGATGGATTGCTCCTGTGATTATAGGAGGTGTAATTGGGTATAGTATTAATAGAGCACAACAACCCAATACAATTATAATTCAACAGTCGCAACCTAGTGTAACTGTAGAAAACAATATGGAATGTTCTGCTTGGAGAGAAACACAACAACCTGATGGCACAATAAAACGAGAAAGAATTTGCTATCAACGATAAAGGAAAATAAAAATGTCTGATGGATTTGATTTCGATTTTAATTTAGAAAAAGTACAGCATTTATTGCCAAGAGTTAAAAATCACCAAGAATGGTATGACTCTATGGTAGAAACATTGCCGCAATATGGTATTAACGATATCGCGCGCGTATCCGCATTTATTGCACAATGTGCTCATGAATCAGGCGGATTTGCAGTTATGCAAGAAAATCTAAACTATAGTGCAGATGGCCTACAAAAGATATTTGGTAAGTATTTCCCGAATCCTCAAATTGCAGCACAATATGCAAGACAACCTGAAAAGATTGCTAATAGAGTTTATGCAAATAGAATGGGTAACGGGGATGAAGCAAGCGGAGAAGGTTGGAAGTTTAGAGGTCGCGGACTAATTCAATTGACAGGTAAACATAATTACACAAAATGTTCCGAGGCATTTTTTGAAGACCACACCCTATTAGATAAACCCGATATTTTAGTTCAACCTTACTATGCTTTAAATTCAGCATGCTGGTTCTGGAATGCTAATAATTTAAATGTGCTTGCTGATGCGCAAGATATTAAAATGATGACAAAGAAAATCAATGGTGGATTTATTGGTCTTGAAGATAGACTTAAACACTACAATCACGCAGTCGAAATATTACAGGAATAAGAATGATCTATAATCATGTTAAGGTGAAAGAATTTGAGGAACTGGAACAAGTTACTCGAGAAGATGGAGTAAGATTTTACGCAACACCCAAAGGTAAAAAATATCCTTCGGTGACTACTGTTTTATCAGCGCATGGTAAACAAGGATTAATGGAATGGCGTAAAAGAGTAGGTGAAGAACAAGCAAATAAAATTTCAAGCGCTGCCGCAAGACGTGGCACTAAAATGCACTTGCATTGTGAAAATTATCTTAATAATGTCAATGTGCTAGATACAATTCCAGTATTTCAAAAAGAATTGTTTGAAAGTATTATCCCATATCTACATAAAATTAATAATGTTCATGTTCAAGAACAAAGATTATATTCTGACCATTTAAGATTGGCAGGAACTGTAGATTGTGTTGCCGAATATGAAGGTCGCTTAGCAATCATAGATTATAAAACATCTAGCAGACGAAAAGCTAAAGAACACATTCATAATTATTTTATGCAGTGTGCTGCATATGCAGTTATGTATGAAGAACGAACAGGTACACCTGTAAGCAAATTAGTTATTATTATGGCAGTCGAAGACGATGAACCTCAAGTATTTGTCGAAAAACGAGATAATTGGGTAACCAAATTATTGGAGTACAGAGATTTGTACGAAAAGGACAAACAACTTTTGACTTCTTAAACAAAAGGCATTATAATAGAGTTATTGCTGTATGAAGCAAAGAGAAACAGATTCTGGACGCGGGTGCGAATCCCGCCAGGTCCACCATAAAGATTTACCGCCCGAACCGCAGAAGCCAAATTCTTGTTGCGGTAAAGGATGCGAGGGTTGTGTTTGGATTAGTTATTTTGAAGCACACAACCTTTGGAAAAGTCTTTATGATGGGCCTGAAATAGATTCGACAGGGTAAAGAGTACCAGAGTGGACAGCACATCAGAGTAGATGTTAAAACTAAAACAAAGTAAACGCAAACGACTCACAGTTCGCATTAGCAGCCTAAACTCTGCTTAGGGTTTCGATAGGTTTCCTCGTAACAGAATAACCTATCATTTCACAAACACTCATACACACAAGGAGATTAAAATGAGTAATATGACACCGTTCGAAATTAGATTAGAACTTTTAAAAATGGCCAAAGATATGCTTGGTGACGATTACTACGGTAAACGTGAAGTAATATCTAACGATTGGGCTACTAAGGTAGAGACAGCTAAACATGCTGGCCAAACACCTCCAGAGCATCCGGGCTATCCTGCCTACCCCTCAGAAACTGATATTATTGCAAAGGCTCATGTATTGAATGGCTTTGTTTCTAACATTCCTCAAGATAATATAAAGACTATTAGTAAAAAGTAATCTGAAGGCAGGGGGAGAAATCCCCTTGCATAGATAAATGAAAACATATACACAAACATTTTTAGTAGCAGTATCTGCAGTATTGTTGGTATCAATACTAACACAAGTAACAACATCGAAATTACATAAGTTAAAACAATCGAACTTTGCAGATACTACTGCAACGGTTGCAGTTAGAGAACAGCAATTAGATTGTTTGGCAAAAAATATTTACCACGAAGCAAGAAGTGAACCATTTGAGGGCAAGGTCGCTGTAGCGCAAGTTACAATGAACCGGGCCGCCAATGCAGGTTTCCCAAACGATATTTGCCGTGTGGTGTATCAAAAGAATGTGGTATATGAAAAAGTTATTTGTCAGTTTAGTTGGTACTGCGAGACAGCTACAAAAACAAAACCAATTCACCAATCCGCATATAAAGAATCTTATGAAGTAGCTAAGAAAGTCTTACTTGAAGGATTCCGATTAGCAGGATTAACTGACGCACTTTATTATCACGCAACATATGTTTCTCCTGGATGGAAACGACAACAAATCGCACAAATTGGCAATCACATTTTTTACAAATAAATTATGAAATACCCCACACTACAAGATGTTATTAACTATTGCAAAACAACCTTAACGGTTGCTACTGCAGAAACAATTGCCTGGATCGGCATTGTACTTATTCATGCGGCAACTGTGCCTACAATGATTTCAATTATGTCTGGTCTATCAGATAAAATGCCGCCGGTTGATCTTATTCTATTCATTTGGGGCGGCCTATCAATGTTGTTTGTGCGAGCAGTAATCCTTAAAGATATTCTACACATAGTAACTATTGGAGTTGGATTTATTATTCACTCTGCACTTCTTGCTTTAATTCTATTTAAATAATTATGTCTACATTAAAAGAACAAACTTACGAAAAACACAAAGAAGCGGAAACCCAAGCTTTTATCAAAGAGATTTTTCAAAAGAGAGTTGATAAAAATAAGTATGCGGAATACCTCTATCAATTATACTTAGTATATCATGCAATGGAAAACATTGCAGGTCCAAAATTAGGTGCATATGAAGGTATCCCTGGTCTTTACAGATCTAAAGCAATTTTTGAAGATTTTCAGGAATTGGCAGTACCGGATAAAACATATACCATTAAAGAATCCACATTAAGGTATATTCAGTATATCATGGACATTACTAAGCATGATGATTTAATTGCACATATGTATGTAAGATACTTAGGTGATTTAAATGGCGGACAAATTTTTGCTAAGCTTGTTCCTGGTTCCGGCAAAATGTTTCAATTCGAAAATAAAGAAGAGCTAACAGAAAAGTTCCGAGCCAAATTAAAAGACGACATGGGTAAAGAGGCCTGTGTTGGATTTGATTATAATATACAAATTGTTAAGGAATTTAACTAATGTCTTCGGTGTGGGATACGTTAATTAAGATTGAACAATATCTTGAACATAAATTTTATGCTACCGGTAGTATTATACACGAACCAGCCATGGAGCGTTTTAATCAGCCGGGTTGGGTAAATAAAGTATGGGCCAGTAGCCGATACCGAAGAGCACACATTGACGTGGTAGATGCTCGTGAAACTAAAGGACTTTGGATGATGCATTGTTGCATCTTTCCGCATACACACAATCCCGCACCTATCTTTGGATTTGATGTTATAGCAGGTAAAAATAAGATTACCGGGTGTTTTATTGATTACAGTCCTGCGGGCGATGTGAACCACCACATGATTAAATATTTTGGTGAAGAAGTTAGAAAATACGAATGGAATAAAAAACGCAAACTACCAGACTGGGCCGAACGTATTTTCAGTGAGCATATGGTAGCTGCTGGTAACGTAAGTGAAGAAAATGAATTAAAACAACTTACAAGTTTGGCACATATCCTAGTTAATCATTATGTAGACACAGTAGATGAAACTAATCAAACTGCTAACGATACAGCACCTGAACAGAATTATTATTGTGAAAATCAAAAACAAAATCCGCACACTCCTAAAGTTATGGTTAGTTTGGGGTTGAGTGAAGATGATGTTCGGCATTTTATTCAGGAATGCTTGTTCCCAGAATTACAAAAATTAAAATGAACAACTTGATTTTTAAATCTATTGAACTTTTACCATTATACCTATATAATATAGATATTAATAAAATAGGATACAATGACAGAACTTAATTTGAATGAAGTATTGACCGACAGTTTAATTATTACCAAAAGATTTCGATCGCAAAATGAATTCTCTTTGTATATTGAAGAAAAGGTCTTATCTGAAAGTATAGGATATATGGATGCAGTAATACAATACTGCAATGAAATTGATATAGAT